TAAATTTAGGTTTTTGTCCCTGACCTAAAATTTGATACTCAACAAAACCACCGTAAGCATCGTCAACTCTCTTTGGAAGTATTTCATCAACATTATCCTCAACAAGTTCAAAAATTTCTTCTCTATTTTTACGAAAACTTCTATATCTATTTTTATCATCTGGAACTAATTCTTTAAAAGCATCTCTTAATGCACTATTCTTCTCATCAGAGGTGTATGTAACCCCATTCTCTACAGTATCTTTACGATTATATGCTTGTTTTGCAAGTTCGAAATATTTTCTTTCCATGTTAATTTAATTCCTCCTTCTAATTAATTTTATTTATTAAGCTTTAGTGCAAGTAAACATGAGCGCGGATTCTCCAGCAGGTAAAGTTACAACTCTAGTTGCTTGTAATTCAACTGCTGCACCAGCATTTTGGATAGGTTCTAATTCAATTTGTCCATTAGTGGAAGGATAAGCATATACTGGCGTTCCTGCAACTACAGCAGCAACTACAGCAGCATAATCAGCATAATCACCATCATCATATTTAAAGTTATTAGTATCAAACATGTCTCCAATATGAAAACGATAAATACGAGGCAAAAACTCACCCAAATTCAATCTGAAATTACCAAGAGACATATCACTCTCATCATACATTTTTTCTACACATGCTACTAAACCAACTCTGATTGTAGGGCCACTAGGAAGACCAAGAGTTTTTGTATAGTGCTCCTCTTCCAAAAGAAATCCATTTTGACAAGCCGTAGCAGCAAAATCAGTTGCATTCAAAGCATACTGAATATTATGTTCCCCTGTTTTAACCCCTGCCACTTTACGAAGATTTACAATACCATATCTACCAGTTACTACATTATTTACATTAGCCATTATTTATTTTCCTCCTTCTAATTAATTTAATTATTTTTTGATACAAGATGTCCAATCATCTTTCTTTTTACAAGCGAAACTATTTAATGGAATTTCTGTTTCTATTTTCTTAGGTTTTTTATTAAATTTTGCTTGTAAATCTTTATCTGCATAAATTAGTTTGAACTCTTTTTCCATTTCTTCAGTAGAAAGGTCTTTATCTTGTACTAATTTAATTTCTTCGGCAGTCAATACCTTAGAAAAGTTTTCTACTAATTCTATTTTGAGTTTCAATTGTTGAGATTCGAATGCTTCTTGTTGTGCTGTTTCAGTATTAGATTTAAATTCTAATAGAGATTGGTTAGATTGAGTTAGGGCTTCATTTTCTGATTTCATAGAATTGAATTGCTCCGTCAATGTGGAAATACTTGTTTCATATTCTGTTACTTTTGATTTGAGTGCTTCGAATTCTTCTGAGACTAATGTAGCAGTATTTCTCTCATCTTGAAGTTTCTGATTCTCTTCTAATGTCAACCACACTAAAAGCATCTCTTCGAATTCACCAGATATTGATGCAGTTATAGTAGTTTCATCAAATATATAGGTAAATCTACCATATTTTTGTTCATGGTCACTTACTGTCCAAATGCTTTTCTCTACATAAACATATGTATCATCAAAATCTTCAACCCATAAATACTCCTCATATGTTAGGTTTCCATCTTCATCTCTTTCAATTTTTGGATCTAATGCATTTGATAAAGCATCTCTTTTTTGACGATATGTTGCAGAAAATGTAGATGCAACTTTATTTTCTTCATTAGAAAATTCTTGTAGTTTTTCTTCTAGTTCTTCGATTGAAAGTTCTTCAATACTAAAAGATAACTGTTCAATAGTAAGATTGTATTTTTCCAATACGAGTAATTTTTCTTCCACTTGGCTACCTCCTTCATTTTTCATTTCTTCTGTTTCACCCCCTTTCAGGGAATTATTTAATTTCAAAGTAAAATGCTGTTGACTTGTATTAATATTTTTATTCATCAACAATTCAACAGAACTTATACTCACAGAAGATGTATCTATTGTTTCAAAATCTAAAGAATGAATGGTAATTGTATCTTTATCATAAATATCAAAACCCCATACTTTTGTTGCATCTTCGTTCAGGGTTTTGTTTATAATACCAGTAATTTGATATTCTTTACCATCAACTATATACTCTAAACACTCAAAACCCAATTGTGTAAATATTACACTTGCTTTTTGAACCAATTTTTCTGCTTGTTCTTGAGTAATAAAATAAGATGATATTTTAAAAGAAGGATTGTTTTTTAATTCTTCATTTAATTTTTCAACTCTTTCATAAAATTCTTTAGAGAATTTTTGATTTTTACTAAATTGACCTATTACTTCCATATTAGCTCCGTCCATAGCAGGATCTACATTATCGCCTAGCACAGTAATGCCTGTGTATCTATATGCTTTTATATCTACAATGCCATCCTTACGTACTTCATAAGCGTCTACAACAATTTCCATCGAGACAGATTTATTTGGATTATCTTGCAAAATTTCATAACCATCATTTAAGTAATCTTTCCAAAGAAATCCAATAACTTTAACATATTTTTTACCATCTTTTTCAACATATTCATAGCTATTAGTTTCAGGTATTACGCCAATTGGACGTTCTAAATATGTTACCTTAATTTCTCCATTCTTAAAAACCACTTCCATTTCATGCCCTGCAAAATCTTGAAAATCAGAACCATCAACTTTTTTTATATAGCCAAGAATAGGTATATTTTTAATTGATTCCTTAGTAGTATCATTATCTATTACTTCAAAATCAAAATTAGATTGATTAAGATTAATCTGATCATGCATTACTAATATTTCTACTGGAATTTTAAGATCATCTGCTTGCAATTGTTCTAAATTATTATATTTAACAGGTACACTAAAATATTGTTTATTCATTTTTCACCACCTTTATTATTTAATAAACTAAAACATTATTCTATTACTAACAACGCATTTACTCTTATCGATTTGATTAAAATTAAATTTATTGTTGGTATCAATAGCAAAAACCCAACATTGCTTATTATCAATGTGAGTTTCTTGGAAAAGTTTTAATTGTTGTGATTGAAGTTTTATTTTTTCTTGTTCATCAAAACAATATATGAATATGATTATCACCTACTTTTATGTTTTGTTTTGTTGGTTTAAGATGCTTTTGCTAGGATATCAAGTTCTTTTGTTAGGATTGCTTCTATGTTTTTAAAGTCTTTATAGGATATACGTACTAATTTTATATTGTGTTTTTTACAGTATTCGTTTTTTAATTTGTCATGATATTGCAAAGTTTCAAATTGTTTTTTTTGTCATCCAACCTTTAATCCATTCAAAATGTTGCCTTCCATCAAATTCAATCAACATTTCTAATTTTGTTTTATTTATATCATTGAATACTGCAAAATCAAATGGTAATTCTTTTTTATCTTTACAGTCTTTAAATTTATATTGAGACATAAATAAAAATTTGTAAGAATCTAAACAATTTCTTATTTCTTGTTCTCCACTAGACTCTTGGCATATTGGACAACGGCTTCCATTATTTTTAAAGTGTGCGAAAGTAGTTTTAAAAATATGCCCTTTAGGACATTCTACTTTTAATTCTGTAGTATTAATTTTATATACTTTACTCAATAATTTATAACCATACTTCTCAAAATATTCTTTTACTTCTTGATATGTATATCTTTTTAGATTTGTACATTCAGGACATTGTTTAGTTCCTGTTTTAAAATTATAAAATCTTATTAAGAAAGGGGTTCCACACTTACATTCAATATTTACCCAACTACTACCGTTATAATAATCATCTTTTTTGGTAAGTAACTCGCATCCTGCATTATTTACAAATTTTTTTGCTTTTTCATAAGTCCATTTTATTTTCCCACACTTATCGCAATATTGCTTATGTTTTACTTTACTTTTAAAATTTTCAAATGACGTAGAAAATTCATTTTCACCACAACCACATAAAATTAATAATTTTTGACTTGTGTTTTTATATTCAGTTATTTTAGTAATTAACTTACAGCCACTATTGCTTTCAACTTCAATATAATTTTTAACCATTTCATAATTCCACTGAATTTGATTAGAACATTTATTACATTGTCGTTTATTTTGATGAAGAAAATTATTATAATCTGTAATAAATTCTTCGCCACATTTACAATTAATTCTTACTTTTTGCTTTGCATTTACATATTCTTCTTTTGTAATATTTAATTTACATCCGCTATTGCTTCCTATTTCAATAAAATATTTAACTTCTTCGTATGTACTTTTTACCCCAGATGCCAATTATATTCCTCCTTATTAATATTTTTAAATAAAAAATAAAGAGGTAGAGGGGTGTCTCACGACATGCCATACCTCATAATTAATATAAATTATCTGATGTTACTTTCTTTATCTTGTCCTATAATGGTAGAATCAGAAGGATTACTTGTCTTCGGTGCTCCTCCTTTATCTTCAGAATTTGTTGCTTGATTCATATTCACAGGAACAACCCAGTTTAATTTTGATTTTGTCAAATTTTCATATTGTAATGTTGCGTCATAAGAATCAGAATTGTGTCCAACCTTTGAGGATAAAACCGCTAAACTTCCTCCTATAGTAGTTAATTTATATTCAGTTTCCACTTCTTCAGTTTTATTGTACCAAGTGATTTTCCATATATTTAGTTCAAATGTGTATTTTTTTCTTAAATTCACATTACTAATCCTATAATTAAACCAACTTTGTATTTTATCTAATATACTAAATACATTTGATTGAATATATACCAAATTTTGAGTTACACCTACTGATGAATTTGTACTAGAACCTCCAAGCAACAAAGGATTAGCTCCAGCTTGCATATATGCCATTGATTTTGCAAATTCAGCTAAACTTTCCTTTTCATTTTGTACACTTTTAAAGGAAATCTCTTCTAATTTATAAGGACTGCCGACCACGCAAACCGATTCTGGCAAACCTTGACTTACAACGTCAACCCATGAAGAGACAACTTCAGGCTCTACTAAGGGGATTCCAGTCTCTTCGTCCGTTGGAAAATTAATAAATACCATTTTTAATTTTTGATCCCTAGAACTCTCAATTTCCTCATCAATCAAATCATTTAATAAAAATAATTCTGTAAACAATTGACTATATAAAGGTAAGAAAAATGTATCATTATCTCCACCTAATTTAATACAACATACTTTTTCACTAGGTAATGGTTGCCATTCAGGATATCTCAATTTGTCTGGATTCTTTTTATATCTATCATATAACACCTTAAATTCAGCAGGATATACTCCCCACGCAAATTCTGATAATTCATTATCTCTTGATAAATCATCAAAATATTTGAAATTGAATTCAACCTTATATTGTCCTCCAAGAATCGAATATAATCTAATATACTTTATTGGTAAATCCCATAGATAAGGAAAATTCCCATCATTTTTCTCAAATCCACAGTACGCTCCATATCTAACTATACTTTCAATAATTCTTCTTCCAGTTTTCTTTATATCGATATTTTCAATATAATCTCTAACTGTATCAAATTCATTTTCAAAATTGTTTAATATTTTGTCAAATGCTTCTTGATCTATTGGATTATCTAGCTCATCTAATTTAGTTTTTGCTTTTAATTCTAAATTTAATTTTCTCATTGTTGATTTTGTTGGTTGAAGATAATTATCCAATGTTGCCATATTTGAGGTTAGATTTACTAGAGTTTTATAGATTCCTTCAGGAGCATATAATAAATCTGATAAATCTAAAATTTCTGTTTGATATTTAATTGGATTATTTAACCATAATTTTATTTTATCTATTGTAATGTTTTTGTTGTTTTTGGTATTTCTTTTATTAGAGAAAAATGAAGCAATACGAGAGAGTGAAAAGTTTTTAGATTTTGATGGTTCCCATGATTCTTTTAATGCGAAAAGATTAGGTGAGAGGGGTTTGTTTTGATTGTTTTGGTTTTGGTCTGGCAAGGAATGACCTCCTTTCTATTTAGTTGTTTAGTTTTATTTATTATAATGATTTATTTTGGTTATCGTCTTGCTCTGCTTGATTTATTTGCTATTGCGAAGTATGATGATGGGGAGATGTTTGTTGGACGTTTTTTATTGGTGATATTCTTTCTTCTAATTTGTTTCAAATACCACCCTAATAAAGCTAAACAATAAGCTCTATCATCATTTAATTCATTTTCTTTATCTTTAGCTAAATCATATCTATAATTTTCATTACTCCCTGTGTATCTGTAGGTATAAATCAATTCTTCTTTTGCTAAATCAATATTTTTTAATGCTAACTCCTCTTCAAAGTCCAAAGGGGATTTCTTGAAAATTATTTCTTTTTCTTTAACTATGTTACCATCATCGTCTTCCACATCAATCATTTTTCCTGTATAATTTGGCAATAATAAATATCCTTTTGAATCATATTCATTAGTGAATGATATTAAATCTAAATTATTCATTTCTAATAATGCATCAAACATTTCTTTTTTATATTTTTGTGGAGACATTAATTTTAATTTATCAACAGCATTGGGAAATTTATGAATATGTTCTTTACACTCCTCTTTATCAATAAAACCTTTATGTTTAAGACCATTCGAATCTTTCCAATCTTCCATAAGATAATCTGCTATTGTAGTTCCGTGTCCACCTGCACCTGCATCGATTAGTATACATTCAATATTTTCATAATCTGGATTTCCTTTTCCATTATAATCCAATATCATTTGTTTTACTAAAGATATTTGCTCAGGTGTTCTCATAGGTGTTTTTTTCTTTTTACCTATATCTACAAAACTTACTCCATTGCATATCTCTAATCTTTCTCCGACATTTTCATCAAATATTACTTCTCCAACTAGACAAACAGAGTTGTCATATTGATGTGCTGGATCATAGGCTATTATAAACTTTCTTTCTCCACGATCATCATTTTTTAATACTGGCAATCTCAATTGAGAATTTCTAACAATTGTTGCCCTTTTAAAAACCTGTTTATCTCCACCATCAAGACTAAATTTATTGTAAAATTCTCTCATAGCTTTTTCTTTGTTTTTTCTCATTTCTGCATCAATTTCATCTTTATTAATAAGTGGAACAGGATATAATTTTCCATTATAAGTAGCATTAATCATAATTTCACAATTTAAATCACATACAAAATAATTCTTATCTCCTAAAAACATTCGTTTTGCATAATCTTTATATAAGGCATAATAATAACTATCTGTGCTTGACGCAGACGAGATAAACAATCTTTGATTAGGTATTTGTTGGGGATAAGTAGTTACATCTAAATCACCACCAAGCCTAAAAGTAGAATTCTGTAACAAAAATGGTATAGTGGCTACTACATATTCTTCTTCCGTCCAACCACTTTCATCATACACATTTAACGATGATCTTTTTCCTCTATTATTTGTTATGTCACCACTTAAACTAGTCACGGAACTGCCATTATATAGTTTATAATTAAATCCAGATTGAGAATGAGTAAACCCATCCGTATTAGCTGTAGATTTAACAAGTTCTCCCATAAAAAAATCTGTCAATCCTGCAAAACTTTGAATTTCTTTCTTGGCTATTTTTTCAATTTTCATAAACGTATCTTGACTTTGCGCTGAAACATTACTTAGAATATAACTGTTGTGTCCAGGTATTAGTATTCCTTTTGACATGAGAAAAGGTGCGGCGAGGGTTGATTTTCCGCCATTTCTAGTAATACACCAAAGATTATATGCTTTTAACCAAGAATTCATAAATGCATATTTTTGTGCATCGAGGAACTCAATTCCCATGAATCTCTCGCAAAACTTAATTGGTGCTTTTCTCCCCCATTGTATTATTTCCGACAACTTTAAATAACCTTCAAGTTTTTTTTGGGAAAGTTGAGTTTCAGAGCTTCTAAGAAAATATTCCAAAACAATCAACCCCCACTAGATAATATATCATATTGTTGTATAATTTGAATTTTCATAAGTCTATTGTCTTCTCTTAATTTAATCAATTCATCATCTAATTTCTTTATTAAATCCCTTTGCTGAGATATCATGTCCGTATAATCATTTTCATCAAACATTAATTGTTCTATAATACTTTTATTGCTAAAATCTGCAATTTGTTTCATGGCATCACAAGTTTCTAAATCAAATAAGTTTAATTCTGCTGTTGATAATCCAATTTCATTTAATTTCTTTACTGTGCCATTTAATGTATTTCCACCTTTGCTTTTGTTATTATTATGATTAACTGAAATACCATTATCTTTAGCCATTGCTAAAATTGAACGATAAATTTTTTCTTTTGCTTCTACTAATGATTTTACTCCACCGACCTGACTAGACATGTTACTAATATCAGCAGTCATAAGAGCAAGAGCTTGATTAATTTTATCAATTTGATTAAAACTTTTAACAATCTCTATACAAATAGGTAACTTAAAAGAATCGTCTACAGTGTCTTGGTCAAGAAAATCAACCAATGCGTTACAGAGATATTTTTTGTCCATTGGATTTTCATTTTCAAATGGATCATAACCAACCAAACGAATTACATCATCTCTATTACGTACATCTTCTTCAGACCAAGTTTTTATTTGTACATCTGTTTCTGATGGTGGTAAAAATTCATTTTTTTGACCATCTATACTTGCAGAATGAATAAATGACAAACTAGAATATTGTGGCAATGAATTAACTTTTGTAATATATACTTGTGCTATATTCCCATTAGAGTTTCTTGCCTGTTGCTCTGCACTAGAATATAAGTTAGATTCAAAGTATATATCTAACCATCTACATAATAAATATAATGCTTTTTTTGTGTCTTCGTGGGTTTCAACAAGATATGAATATAATTCTATTGTGCATTTTCTACATATAAACATCCGACCGTTATTACTCTTAACCAACAAAGATGTTGATTGATAAAATCCCTTATCTTGGTCTGTATATTTCTTTGAACAACATGGACATCTATAATATTCTTTTTCAACTTGTGGCAGAGACACTTCTATATTTTCTTTTGTCTTAGTTGTTGCCACTTTTTTAGGTCTTCCTGCCACAAGGTCACTTCCTTTAATTATTAACTTACTTCTTCTAAATATTTATATTTGCCACTATAATAATTATCTAAAAACTCATAAAATTGTTCTTCGGTATTACCACCATATCCAAACTCCTCATGGAATTTGGCGTGATATCGCTCTTCTAAACAAACGCCCAAAGGATGTCTGTAATGAATTTCAAGACACTTATCTACTAATAATTTTATTTCTTCATCAGAGTAAAAAGAAATATCTTCATATAATGGTAATCCAGTTTCTTCTAAAGTATCTTTAACTATGTTGTCAAAACTATATAAATGATGAATATCATTGAACCTCTTGCCCGTAAGCAAACTAACATAATTAGAATTTTCAACACTGTCTATTTTCCACTGTTTAATATTTCTTCTTAATTCTTGATATAATGCACTAATTCCACCTTTATAATTTGGATTTAATGAACCAAATCTCTTGCTATCAAATTGAGGATTATTGTCATTTCTCCATTTATTAGTTCCCTTTAATCTTTCAGAATGAAATTCTCCTATCTCATCATATACTCTTTGCAAAGTTTCTTCTGTTTTTAAGAATCCTAAATCATTTGCCCTATGCATCATTTTATTTATACTTAGGAATGGAAAATATGTATTATATAATTCTTTATTGGTCATATGAGGATAATTATCTTTTAGAATTTGAATATCGTGTTCTGACCATTTATAAACATCAGAATTGAATCTAAATGATTCTCCTTTGCACTCGCGACATACGTTGCGATAAGAATCTATACAAGATTCATCTTTTGGAAAATAATCATACTCCATAGGCAAATATCTTTTACATGATTTACAATATTTATGAAGAACATTATTAATAATTTTATATTTTAAACTGTTATAGTTTTCAACATAGCTTTCAATTTTTCTAATACCTAATTTTTGCGCTATATGCAATATTGCTTTTTCTGTACGTTCTACTGATAGTAATGGAATAATATCATATAAGTTTAAATCCATATAATTATCTTTTACAATATTAATGTCTTCATTTGACCACGATTCAGGTGCTATATCTGGAAAGAAATTTCTATTGTTGCACTCTAAACAAGTGTTCACAAATCCGTCAAGAGATATTTTGCTTACTTGAAAATAGTCTCTTGATATTAATAATTCTCTTTCACATTTTGGACATTTTTTAAATCCCTCACGACAATCTGTATCTCTACGCTTTATTTGACATTTAATACAAACGTTTAAATAACCGTCCAATGATTTTGTAGATGTCTTAAAATTTGTAGAATTTACCTCCAGAATATTTTCACAATCTAAACATTTCTTTACTCCAGTAGTGTTTATATTTCCTCTATTTTTATCTGATGCTAATTTACTTCTGCATTTTTTACAGACAGAGTTTAGACCGTCTTTACATCCGTTATGAATATGAAAATATTCTTTTGTTGATGGTAATTTTTCACCACATATTTTACAAACTTTCATTTTTACTTCTAACTCTTGATTAATTTCTTCCATTTTAATTCCTTCTTTCTACACATTTATTGATCTCTACACTAAAAATAGAAAGAAGAGAGGCGTGTAGAGATGGGATAGCTACTTCCCAAATTACCTCTCGACTTTGGATTACAAATTATTTTTGTGAATAATTAAAAAGCCTGATTTCTCAAGCTTCTTATAAAACACAAAACATTATTTATTTACATCTAAAAATCCCACTAAATTTCAATTCCATAGGATAATCAACAATTACACTCGTCTATATAACTCCTATGATCATCCCAACCCAATCTCTTCATTTCCAAACTCATCTCAAATAAAGCATCAACAATACAATTAGGACATCCTTCACTTTCCATTATCTTTTCAAATGCTTTGCCAACAGATGCGTTTACAATATCATCATGTCTTTGTGAACGACAATCATCACACATACATTCTCCACAGTCGCAATCAGTTTCTCCGCATACAGAGCAAACATCTTCATCTGATTCATCAACAACATTACCGTTCTCCACTTCACGACCACATCCGTCACACGCAGTTCCATCCTTACAATCGCAATCATTACAATGTATCTCTAACAATTCCTCAACACAATCCTCATCAACTAACTCACAAAAATCTAATTCTCCTTTACCAGTCAAATACTCCCTAACATCTCCAAATGCCATATCGCTAAACACATAATAAT